TTTAACTGATGTTTGGGAGAAAAAGCAGAAATCATTGACTAACCTTGCTGGAATTTATTATAAAGAAGCGATTGAACTTGGCATTGCCAAAGAACAATGTAGAGCAATTCTACCAGAAGGACTCACTACAACCCGTCTATATATGTCAGGAACACTTCGTTCATGGATTCATTATATTGATGTTCGTGCTACAGAAGGCACACAGAAAGAACACCGTGAAGTTGCTTTGTCTGCACAGAAAGGGATCCTTGATCATTTTCCATCACTAACTGAGTATTGGTCATGAGCAAAATAGTATTAGTTGAAACTGTATCAACATTTCGTCATGTGTATGCTATCGAGCTTAAAGATAATGAGCCGAATGAATATGCTCTGGATGATGTAGTATCAGATACATATCCTGATGGTGGTCTTGAAGATTTCGCACAGGAACATATATCTGCAGATATTTTCTCACATAGAGTCATTTCAGAAGAAGAATATATAAGGATATTCGATGAGATGAATGATTATCTTATCGGATGGTCTCCAGAACAAAAAAAGAAATTCATATATAAGCAACATCATGGCGAAAATTGCAAGAAAAGAGGTAAGTAAATGTCCGAAATGAACGTATATCAAAGTTTTATCCACAAGAGCCGTTATGCAAGATTTTTGCCAGAAAAGAATCGAAGAGAACATTGGAACGAAACAGTTCAACGTTATGTTGATTATATGTTTGACAAAGTAAAGATAGATGATGAAAAGTTAAAGAAAGAAGTCTACGAAGCAATTTATAATCTAGAAGTTATGCCAAGTATGCGGGCTTTAATGACCGCTGGTAAAGCATTAGACAGAGACAATGTCGCTGGATATAATTGCTCTTATTTGCCTGTAGATGATCCAAAATCTTTTGACGAAGCTATGTGCATTCTTATGAATGGAACAGGCGTTGGGTTTTCTGTAGAAAGACAATATGTTAACAAGTTACCAGAAATACCTGATGAATTATATGAGTGCGACACAGTAATTACTGTCAGAGATAGCAAAGAAGGTTGGTCTAAAGCTCTACGTATGCTTATTTCACTTTTATATGCTGGAGAAATACCAAAGTGGAATCTAACCAATTTAAGACCAGCTGGCGCTCAGTTAAAAACTTTTGGAGGAAGATCAAGTGGTCCAGAACCACTAAACGAATTATTTAAATTCGTTGTAAAGGTTTTTAAAAATGCACATGGTAGAAAATTAACTTCACTAGAATGTCACGATTTAATGTGCAAAATTGCGGAGGTCGTAGTTGTTGGTGGCGTTCGCCGTTCAGCAATGATCTCTCTTTCTAATCTATCTGATGATCGTATGCGTCATGCAAAAGCAGGACAATGGTGGGAAGCAAATGTTCAAAGAGCTCTTTCAAACAACTCGGCAGTCTATACTGAAAAGCCAGAAGTCGGACAGTTCATGTCAGAATGGCTTTCTATCTATGAATCGAAGTCAGGCGAAAGAGGAATCTTCAGTAGAGACGCATCTAAACGAGTGGCTGCTAAGTCTGGAAGAAGAGATGCTACTCATGAATTTGGAACTAACCCCTGTTCTGAGATTATCCTGCGTCCATATCAATTTTGTAATCTCACAGAAGTTGTTATACGAAGCGACGATGATGAAAAGAGCCTTGCAAGAAAGATTAGAGTGGCAACGATTCTTGGAACCTTTCAAAGTACTATGACACACTTCCCATATCTCCGTAAGATATGGCAAAAGAATACAGAGGAAGAAAGACTCCTTGGTGTTTCATTCACTGGCATTTATGATTGTCCGTTGATGAATGATCCAGATGACCCTGAACTTCCGAAGCGTTTAGATAAACTAAAACAAGTTGCTGTTGATACTAATAAAGAATGGAGTGAGAAACTTGGAATCAATCAAGCAGCTGCTATCACCTGTGTTAAACCATCCGGAACTGTTAGTCAACTTGTTCTTAGTCCTTCCGGTATTCATCCAGGCCACGACCATTATTATATTCGTCGTGTACGCTCTGACAATAAAGATCCGCTTACTAAACATCTTATTGACTCTGGCGTTCCTCATGAGCCAGATGTTACTAAGCCTCATGCTACTACTGTGTTTTCATTTCCGATGATGCTTCCAAAAGAATCAGTAACACGTAATGATGTCGACGCTATTAAACATCTTGATCTCTGGTTAATGTATCAGCGTCATTGGTGCGAGCATAAACCATCAGTTACAATTAACGTAAAGGAAGAGGAATGGCCAAAGGTCGGTGCATGGGTTTATGATCACTTCGACGAGATGTCTGGTGTATCTTTCTTACCTTACGATGGTGGTTCGTATCGTCAAGCACCATACGAGACTATAAATAAGGACGAATACGAAAAACTGATTAAAGAAATCCCAACAACCGTCGACTGGGATATTCTGGTTGAGAATGATGATAATGTTGAAGGCGTACAACAACTTGCTTGTAGCGCTGGAAACTGCGATATCTAACGATTACGGTTACTGTGGGATCTCGCGACCTACATTTATTTAGTTGAAGAATAAGTCTAAGGAGAATAACAAATGAACGATACGATGAAACTAGTATTAACAGTATTTGCAGCAGTTGTGCTTGCAGGAGTAGCTTACAAACTAAAAGATTATAACTTCCAACCATACATCGATGCTGCAAGAGCAAAGTTCAATGAATGGTATGAGTGGGTTGCTTCTCTCTATACTTACGTAAAGCCATGGTTTGACTGGGTTCAGTCTTGGTTCAATAAGGCTTCGTAATGAGAGTCGATGCGGAGTTATTCGATATATGTAAAGAGTTTATAAAAGATAATAAGATATCCTCTGATGAAGATATCTATGATTCTGATATCGAAGCACAAACATTACAACTTCTTGAACAAATCTGTGACTTAATCGGTTACTATGATTATGAAGAAGAGGAAGAAGAGGACTATGAGGACTAACTAAGGAGATCCAGATTTTTTCTTGTATGGTCCTCTTTTGCGACCTGTCAGGGTTCTGGATCTCTTCTCGTTGCTTTCGGCAGATTGTTTTCTGCCTGTCATAGCAGCAGATTGTTTTTGTTTTTGATCTTCTGATTTAGGTTTATCTTTTAGGGCAGCGCCGATAGCTAATCTATGCGCTAAAGATTTTGGTTTGCCTTTATTGCCAGAAGCATTATTGTTGCCGACCATAGCTTTAGCGGTACCAGGTTTTGCTACTGACGCTGCCTCTATAGAGATAGCAATATTATCAGTTTGGTTCAGAAAATCTTCTCTGACCACAACCTTTATTCTGCGTAAAACTTTTGTCTCCCAGTTTCTGGCTGCATCCTCTGTCAGAAAGGTTCTGCGGATCTGAACAACGTCTGGTTCACCATACGTTTCACGAGCACTTTTGACGAGTTTGGAAGAAGTGAAATAGAATGTCCATAAATCGGAAGGTTGACATCCCTTGGCGTATCTGACGCCGTAATACCATATATTATGTTCTGACCATCCAATAAGATAGGTATATGGAATATAAATAATCATATGCTGATCCTCCACACAGGGTTAGAGTAGATGAGAGTCCCCACTCTGCGATCTACGTTTTATTTATATTTTAGGATATCTTATGACTTGGATTTATGAAAACACCACGATGGAGGTAATACCCGAAAAGGTTATCGGATTCGTCTATATAATAGAGAATCTCCGAACCAATAAAAAGTATATTGGTAAGAAGAACTTTTATTTCTCTAAGACCAAACAGGTTAAGGGAAAAAAGAAAAGATATAAAGCAGAGTCCGACTGGCAGGACTACTATGGTTCCAATGAAGAACTAAACGAACATGTCAACATATTTGGTAAAGATGCTTTCAAGAGGGAGATACTACGTCTTTGTTCTTCTAAAGGAGAGATGTCATACTTTGAAACCAAATACCAATTTGAAAACAATGTCTTAGAATCAGATAACTGGTATAATAATTGGATCTCCTGTAAGATACATACAAAACACTTGACTTTTCTGAAAAACAATATTATAATAGATAATATAAAAGGAGTGCAAGTTGATAAATCTGGATCTTGAAGAAGTAAAAGTATTCATTAAGAATACTTCAGAAACAACTAAGATCTATATTGGTTCAGACTCTGCTCGTTATCTTGATAAGAATAATATATGGCATGCTGAGTATGCCACTGTTGTCGTAGTCCATTACAATGGTAATAGAGGTTGTAAGATATTTGGTCAACTAACTAATGAAAGAGACTACGACCAAAAGAAAGACCGTCCAAGAGTTCGTTTGATGAATGAGGTAATGAAGACTGCGCAAATGTATGTCGATCTTGAAGAAGCAATAGGAGACCGACATGTTGAGATACATCTCGATATTAACCCTGACGAGAAGTTTGGTTCTTCTTGTGTTATTAGTGAAGCTGTGGGTTATATCAAAGGATTCTGCAATGTTATTCCATTCGTCAAGCCGAAGGCATTTGCAGCATCAATTGCAGCGGATCGCTTCCTGGCGTAGATAATAAGCTCCAGTAGAACAATTGGTTAGTTCCCGCTGCTCATAACAGCGTGGTTGTAGGTTCGAGTCCTGCCTGGAGCACCATTAATGGATTTGATATGAATAATATTCACGTATATGATGATTTGTTTTCTTTTGAAGAAAGAACAAGATTCTATCGGTTTATAACAAGATCCTTTTATAAGATAAATGGTTTTGATACAGATACATCCAGTAGTCATAATCAGATATTTGCATCCTTCAATAATGATGATCTAAATAAATTTGGTATCTGTAATACAGAAGCATTTAAAAAATTAGACATCATTCATTCTTTATCTAAAAGAACTATCAAACAAATAAGAGTTAATTGCTCCACACCTACTGAAGAGTGTAATTTTCATACTGATGAGATAAAAGGTGGAGTTACTTTTCTTTATTACGTTAATTTGAATTGGAGACCAGAGTGGTTGGGATATACTATCTTTGGATCCGATAACCTGAAAGAAGTAATTCATACTTCTTTCTACGTACCAGGAAGAGTTATTATATTCGACGGATCAATACCGCATATGGTAATACCGCCGAGCGTATATGCAAGAGGACATAGATTAACTTTTGCTATTCAATATACGCCTCTTCCATAATTAAAAGGAAAATAAATGAAGTATATGATAGCCCTTGTGGCAATGTTATTTGCCACATCTGCTAAAGCAGATTTCATTGAAGATTTGTTTGGCAACAACCAACCCGATCTAAGTGGGTATACCGCCAGCCTTCACAACGCATCGTGGTATAATGACAGAAACGGAAGAACAGCTTCCGGTAAGAGAGTTACCTATGGTATCGCTCATAAAACACTTCCTTTCGGAACACAGGTTCATCTACATTGCCCTGCCACTGGCAGATCAGTAGTGGCCACTGTTACCGATAGAGGACCATACATTCGTGGTCGAAACATTGATGTAAACCAAAACGTAGCCTCGGCTCTTGGTTTCAAGCATAATGGAACTGCTCGTATTGAAATGCGAGTATTAAATTAATAACAATTCAGGGGGCTTTATGCCCCCTGTTCAATATGGAGATTGATGTGCATACAAAAGATGAAGATAAGACAATAACAATTCCAGATATTGAAGACCATCACTATTATATTTTCTCATCAAACTTCGATCAGACTTCAACTTCAGATGCAATGAGATTTATTATTGCTCGTAATCTGATTGAAAAAAGCAAACCAAAATATATGAAAATGATTATCAACTCTCCTGGTGGAGAAGTTGCTTCTGCCTTTGCTCTTATTGATACAATGAAAGGTTCCAAGATTCCGGTGTATACATATGGTATGGGTGAAATTGCTTCTTGTGGTCTACTTACGTTTATGGCGGGAGAAAAAGGAAAGAGGTTCATTACTAGAAATACCGCTATCTTGTCTCACCAATTCTCCTGGGGTTCTATTGGCAAAGAGCATGAGCTCATGGCATCTGTAAAAGAATTCACCAATACCAGTCGTAGGATTATTGAGCATTATAAGCGTTGCACTGGACAGACAGAATCAACAATCAAAAAGTATTTACTACCTGCTGACGACATTTGGCTTACTCCGAGGGAGGCAATAAGATATGGTATCGCAGATCAAATCGTGGATTTTTATTGAGTGGATCGCAACAGTAACACTTATAGCTGGTGTTGCTCTCACTTCATTTAATATCTATCCTCTTAATGTATATGTTTCTACTATAGGTAATGGTCTATGGTTAGCAATAGCATTTCATTGGGAAAAGAAATCACTAATAACAATCCAGGTGTTTGTCATCGGGATATATATTATGGGTATGGGCAAACATTTAATAGAAGGTATATAATATGGCAATGATTCGTTTTTCTACCGAAGAAGTCTTTGGTGTTGATTCTCAAGAATATGAGATTCTTTATAATGGAGTGAAGGCAGTTACTACAGAAACTCCAGGCGCTGTTGTTGAAATCGGAACACGTCGTGGTGGTTCTGCTAAGATGATCATCGATGCTCTGCAGGAAACTAATAATACAGATCGTTCGATGTTCTGTATTGATCCATATGGTAACATTGAGATTGAGTGCACTAATCTTAATATGACTATTCATAATCCTGATCGTAAGATTGAAGGAGATAAGCAGTCAAAAGAGATTACATCTCCGCAGCGTTTTGATTACGATAACTCTATGCGTAACCGTACTATTCCTTCTTTATATTTCTGTGCTTATGATGCTGGTTTGAACTTCACATTCTTTTGTTTAGAGGATACTGAGTTCTTCAAGCGTTATGCTGATGGCGTTCCAGTATATGATGAGTATAAGGTTCTTGAGAATGAGTATGCGTTCGTTTTCTTTGATGGTCCTCACGACAATGGTGCCCTTGAAAGAGAACTCGAGTTCTTCACTCCTCGTGCAGTAGTTGGGTCGGTGTTCGTTTTCGATGACATCTGGATGTATGACCACGATCCTATCGTAGAGCAGAAGTGGTTATTCGCTAACGGATTTGAGTTACTGAAACGTGGGCAGATTAAGGCTTCGTATATCAAGACCAAATAAGAGGTATCCCTGGATTATAAATAGAATAAAACAATAATCCAGGGAATCTATCATGCAAAGATTTAACGAATATCTCGAAGAGATGAAGATTAGCCTTCAGTATCATGATAAGCTGAATCCAGATCTTTGGGACGGAGATAAGTTAAAGCCAGAAGTTCGTAAGGCTCTTATTCGTTTTGGAGAGACTTGGGCTAACTTTGCTAAGATACCTAAGAGCATGATCCAGGATATAGTTATGACTGGTGGTAATGCTAACTATAACTATACTTCTAAATCAGATATTGACGTTCATCTTATTGTCAAAAGAAATATGTTATTCTCCAACCCAACATATGTTGAAGAATATCTGCAGGATAAGAAGTCTCTCTGGACATTAACTCATAATATTACAGTATATGGATATCCATTAGAACCTTATGCTCAGGATGATTCTATTACTTACCCTAAGTATCAAGGAGTTTATTCTCTAATGAAAGATAACTGGGTTGTGAAGCCAATAAGAACAAAATATGACTTCACTAATGATAAGATTCTGAAGCAGAAAGTAAGAAGTTTTATGCACGCCATTGATTCTATGATAAAGAATAAGATGGGTGCTGCACCAATTAAGAACCTAAAGGCCAGATTCAGAGATATGAGATCTGCATCTATTCAAAAGTATGGTGAGTTTGGTAGAGAGAACTTAGTATTCAAAGAACTACGTAACAGAGGTTATCTGGATAAGATGACCAAATATGAGAAATCTCTCAAAGATCAAGACTTGACTTTGAGGAAAGAATAATATATAATATGAATATAGGAGTATAACATGAACTACAGCGAACTTGAAACACTTGTGAATTACGAACTTCATATCCTTGGGTATGACCACACAAACCCAGAACACGTAGATGCTTATTGGGAGGTAATGCTTTCAGATGATTGAGATCTATTCAAAACCAAATTGTTCTTTCTGCGATCAAGCAAAGATGCTGCTTCGTATGAAAGGACATGACTTTATTGAGTATAAGTTAAATGAAGACTTTACTCGAGAAATACTACTCGACAAGTTTCCTGAAGCTAAGACCTATCCTATTATCGTTATTGATGGTTTCAATATCGGTGGATACGATCAGCTAAAAGAACATTTTAACCACATGAGCAGCACAGCTAAACTTCTTGTTGAAGACAACTATTACGGAGCCTAATATGAGTGAATTTTATGATGACGATCAACCTAATCCGTATGATCGTGATACTTTGTTGAGTGAACTTCGTCGTTATGCAGTTGAAGTAACTTTCCGTAAGACTAATGGCGAGCAGCGTCGTATGCGTTGTTCGCTTCGTCAAGATCTATTACCAGAAACATATCCTGCTGAGATCAAAGAAGAAAAGAAATACCACGCTCAGAATCCAAACGTACTTGCAGTATGGGATCTTGAGAAGGGCGGATGGCGTTCGTTTCGTATGGACTCTATTCAGTACGTTCAAATCCTGGATGCGTATCAATAATAAATAAGACACTATTGCTCGCACCTATGGAGAAAGAAATGAGCGAAGAGAAATACTGGGGCAGACAACTTATTATTAATGCCGGAGACTGTGATCCCGAAGCTATCAGAAGCAAAGAAACAATCTATAACTTTTGTAAAGCTCTTTTAAAGAAAATTGACATGGTTCCTTATGGCGAACCACAGATTGTTCATTTTGGAACAGGTGATAAGGCAGGATATACTCTTGTCCAACTTATCGAAACTTCTAATATCTGTGCTCATTTCGCAGAAGAGACTAATGATATGTATCTTGATGTCTTTTCTTGTAAGCCTTTTCCACAACATCCTGTTGCTGAATTGGTAAGAGAATATTTCAAATGTAATAGATTACGTTATAATCATTTTGACCGACAGGCATAAAAGTAAGGATATATTATGAGTGAATTGATTTGGTCAGACTTCGATATTAATTCAGAAAACTCTCAAAAGATGATTAAAGCAAAGCAGGTCAATGGCCCAGACTATTGGCCTACTATGCGAGAAGTTTTCAAGTATGATTGTAACCATCTACCGTTGCCACGATTTCGTTTGTGGGCTTCTTGTTGGAATGTTCCATTCATTACTCAGTATAGAACTTCAAGATTCTTAGGTGAAGCATTCTATCATGCAGCACGCGATCCTGCAATTGCTTCTGCTCTTGAAGAAAACTGGATAGGTGCTCCTGATCATATAAGAGATGCTCTACGAGTAGCATCTGACTTCGATACATCTATGCAGCGTATTCAAGATGTCGCTCATCTTTGTATTACTGGCTTTGCTCATGAACTCAAGAACTATAAATCAATTGTAGAAATTGGTGCTGGTTATGGAGATATGTGTTCGGTAGTTCATGACATGGGTTTCAGAGGCGAATATACTATCGTTGATATTCCAGAGACTCAGCCTCTTCAAAATTATTATCTTGGTAAGCAAGAAATTGAACCTAAGTGGTCATTTGAAGACGATAATGTAACACATGCTGATCTTGTTATTGCTACTTGGTCATTGTCAGAGACTCCAGTTGAGTATAGAAATAAGTTGATGCCTAAGATTGAGAAGTCAAAGAACTGGCTTATCCTCGCTCAGTCTGCTATCTTTGGCGAAGCAGTGAACGATGATTACTTTAATAAGTTCTTTGCTGATAAGAATGTTGAGACCATTCCTCTTGTTAGTAGTGGCTTAGATAAATGGGATGGAGGCAATACATATTATGTCGTCAGAGAAAAGCAGAAATAAAGTTACCATCGGTATTACATTCGGAGCATTTGAGCTCTGCCATGCTGGTCATGTCGCCATGCTTAATGAATGTAAGAAGCAATGTCATTGGTTGATAGTAGGATTACAAACAGATCCTACTATTGATCGTCCAGGTGTAAAGAACAAACCTATACAGACTACATATGAAAGGTGGATGCAACTTCAAGCATTGAAAGCAGTTGATGAAGTTATTCCATATGACACTGAAGAAGACCTTCTGAATATGTTATCAATGCTTCATATTGATAAGAGATTCATTGGTTCAGATTATAAAGATGTAGAAATAAACGGTGCTGATATTTGCAGAGCAAAAAACATAGAAGTAGTGTATATCGAAAGACTACATACATATTCATCGAGCGAATTAAGAAGAAGGTTGAATAATGCAAATACTGGAAATGGTAAGACAAGCTGAACGTGTTATCGGAGAATTAGTCGCATTCGTTCCTCCAGAAGGAGATGGACTATATCTTGAATTTGGTGTTGCTTCAGGAACGACCATTCATAGAATAGCTGTTACAACTAAGAATAAAGTATATGGGTTTGATTCTTTTCAAGGATTACCTGAAGACTGGGAAGGATATATAGAAGTAAAGGGTGCATATGCCTGTGATATTCCTACAGGATTACCCGAAAACGTAGAACTGGTAGTTGGATTATTTGAAGACACATTACCAAAGTTCTTAAAGAAACATAAAGAAAACGTAACATTCCTCCATATTGATTGCGATATCTATTCTTCAACTAAATGTATATTTGACAATTTGAAAAAGAGAATTGTTCCAGGAACAGTTATTGCTTTTGATGAGTTGTATGGTTATCCTAATTGGGAACAACACGAGTATAGAGCATTTAAAGAGTTCCTTGCAGAAACTAAGTATAATGTTGAATGCATCGGTAAGTTCGGTGCACATCAGGCGGCGTTTAAAATTCTATAGAAGGATTATATATTATGAGTCATACGGATGAATATTTCAATGAGGTAGTAAGTATTGCACAATCAATCGACACACAAAAGATCGAGATCATGGCGAGAGTCCTTGATGATATTCGGAAAAGTGGTGGCCGTGTATTTGTTCTTGGGGTGGGTGGGTCTGCTGGTAACGCTTCCCATATGGTTAACGACCTTAGAAAACTATGTAACATCCAATCATATTGCCCTACCGACAATGTTCCGGAACTTACCGCACGAACAAACGATGAGGGATTCGATACTATCTTTGAGGAATACTTAAAGGTAAGTAACTTCGGTCACAAAGATGCATTGTTCATTCTTTCTGTTGGTGGCGGTAACAAAGCTAAGAACGTATCTGTAAGTCTTTGTAAGGCAATTGATCTTGCTACAAAAGAAGGCGCTCATGTCCTTGGTATCGTTGGTAAGACAGACGGTTACACTTATACGATGGGTAACTGTGTGATCGCTGTTCCTAAAGTAAACGATTCTCGTATCACTCCACATTCAGAAGCATTCCAAGCAGTTGTTTGGCATTGTCTTGTTTCTAATCCTATTCTTCAGAAGAGGGAGACTAAGTGGTGAAGGCAATCTTTTTAGATCGCGATGGAACTATTAATACACTTATTCGTGATAGAGAAAATCCAAAGCATGTATGTCCATGGGATTATTCAGAGTTCAGATATATTGATGGTGTGAAAGAAGCAGTTGACTCTTTCCGTGCATGCGGTTATAATATTCATGTTGTTACTAATCAACCAGACATTGACGATGGTTATACAACTGAAGAAACTATGAATAAGATCCATGAGGATATTGCTAACTATCTTCATGTAGATTCTATTCAAGCTGCAAGAACTCGTGGCACTGATACATATAAACCAAATCCAGGTATGATTAATAATGTATGTAAAGACTTTGGTGTTAATAGAGAAAAGTCTTGGATGATCGGTGATACTTGGAGAGATGTTGTCTCTGGTCATCGTGCTGGTGTGAAGACTATATATCTTGGTGGTGCTTATCTTCCTCCAGAAGAATATAAAGATATCCAACCAACTCATATAGCAATTGATCTAAAAGAAGCTGCATTGATTATTCAACAGATTGAAGGTGGCAGATGAATATAGAAATTTATGCTGATGGCGCTGACTATAAAGGTATTATGGAAGCAGCCAAAAATGATAGGATCACTGGTTTCACTACTAACCCAACATTGATGAAAGCTGCAGGTGTAACTGATTACCAAAAGTTCGCTGTTGGTATTATTCAAGAGCTTGCACATTTCAGACCAGACACTAATATCTCTCTTGAAGTATTTGCTGATGATACTGAGTCAATGTATCTTCAGGCAAAGAAGATCAAGTCATGGGGAGATGCTGCTGGTTACGATGTGTTCGTTAAGATACCTGTAATGAATACAAAAGGCGAGCATAACTACGGACTGGTTGAGAAGTTATCGGCAGAAGGCGTTAAGGTAAATGTTACTGCTATATTCACACCAGAGCAAACACATAGAGTCCTACAAGCATTAGATACTGTCACACCAGCTATTGTTTCTATCTTTGCTGGTCGTATTGCTGATGCTGGTGTTGATCCTGAGTGGAAAGTAACTGAGTGTATGCGAAAGAACTTTGAGCACCCAAGACCACATGCTAAGTTTCTTTGGGCGTCAACAAGAGAAGTATTTAACCTAATCCAAGCTGAACGTGTTGGTTGTGATATTATTACTATGACCCATGATCAGATTAAGAAGCTAAATAATATTGGTAAAGACCTTACTGAGTTTTCCCAAGATACAGTGAAGATGTTCTACAACGATGCTCTCGCATCTGGATATAATATTGACTAAGGAGTTGTTATGAAAGGGTTTGAAGAGAATGAGATCTCCATTAATGCTAATGGAGGCACTGAGATCGCCAAGCGTAAGTTGGCTTCTATTATTGATCCTGAGCTATTAGATAACTTTCAGATTATATGCTCGCGCCCACGTGAACTCGACGAAAGCAAGATTCGTGTATTCTGGTGTCATGATCTACCAGAGGATCCAGAGTGTAAGAAGTTCCAGGATAAGAACTGGCTTGCTAAATTTCATAAGTTCGTGTTTATTTCTAACTGGCAGATGCAGCGTTATCAGCTTATTCATGGACTACCGCAAGATCTAAAGTCTATTGTTCTTGAATCAGGTATTGAACCTGCTCCTCAGACTTGTTTAGAAAAACCAAAAGATAAGATCCGTATTGTTTATACTTCAACCCCACAACGTGGTCTTGAGTTACTGCTGCCAGTATTTGAACATTTGGCAGAAAAACATCCTAACATTCATCTTGATGTATTCTCTTCATTTAAGATCTATGGTTGGGAAGATGCAGATAAACAGTTCGAGCCTTTATATGAGCGTGTTCGTAAACATCCTCAGATGACTTATCACGGATTCGTTCCTAATGAACAACTCAAGGAACATCTGAATAAGTCGCATATCTTTGCTTATCCTTCTATCTGGACAGAGACTTCATGTCGTGCGATGCTTGAGGCAATGTCAGCTGGTCTGCTTTGTGTTCATCCTAATACAGCTGCTCTTCCAGAATCATCTGGTGGTTTGAATATTATGTATCATGCAGATCTTACTGATGCTAATGTTCACGCTGGTGTGTTTGCTGGTAATCTATTTGCTGCTATTAAGATGATTGAGGATAATAACGAGCAACATACTATTAACTTTAATAAAGTTTATGTTGACTCTCGTTATAATATTGATTTTGTAAAGTCTCGCTGGGATGCTGTTCTTAATAGACTTCTTGTTGAGTATCCTGATGCTGAATCAAGAAAGTTTCCTGCGGAGATGTTTTCCTATAAGGTAGGATAATGATTGTAACTCGAACACCACTACGTATTAGTTTCTTCTCTGGCGGTAGCGATATGCCATCTTTCTATGAAAAGGAGGATGGTGCTGCCCTCTCTGTAACGATCAACAAGTTTATTCATGTATTCATGCATAGAGCACCTCATATGGGTGTTAAGGCAATGTATGATTCTGTTGAAGAACTGTATGATGTCGAACAGATGCAGCACGCTATTACTCGAGAGACACTGAAGTATTTCGGCATTGAAAGAGAAGTAACTACCGCATCCATTTCAGATATTGCTTCGAGGGGTTCTGGACTCGGTAGTTCTTCTGCTTTCACTGTTGGTCTTGTAAAAGCAATGTCTTCTTACAGCTATGATACATTCACAAGAGATCAAATGGCAGAGGTCGCTTGTAATATTGAAATGAATAAGTGTGGTTATCCTGTAGGTAAGCAGGATCAATATGCAGCTGCATTTGGTGGATTAAATCTATTTCACTTCAAACGTAATGGCACAGTAAAGGTTGAAGAGTATAGTTTAACAAATCCTAATGTTAAAAGATTAGAACAGAACCTAATGCTTGTTTATTCTGGCAGAGGAAGAGATGCTAATAACATTCTACAGAAACAACAGAAGGCAATGTCAAACTCTGAAAAGTTTGATCTTGTAAGAAAGTCCAGAGACAAAGCATTCACTGCCAGAGATCTATTACTTGCTGGTAAGGTTGATGAGTTCGGTCGTCTTCTTCATGAAGGATGGATGGACAAGAAGAATGTATGTGCTGATATTACTCAGGATTATTTTGATAATATATACAATACTGCTATTGACTCAGGTGCTCTCGGGGGTAAACTACTCGGAGCAGGTGGCGGTGGCTTCTTCATCTTTTATGTTCCAGAGAACCGTAGGACTTCTGTAGAAGGAGCTATCTCATCAAAACATATCGACTGTAGGATATACGATTTTGAGTTTTTCGGTACTGGAGCAAGTATCGTCTACCATCAAATTTAAGACTTTACTTTTGCCCCAGGATAGGGTATTATAATACTATGGCTAGAAAAACTTCAAACAACGTAGTAGTCTTTCCTAAGAAGTCTACAAATGCAAAAGATATCCAGAACCTGGAAGAGATCCAGTATAATCTGGAGATGATGAGGCATTATCATATTCAGGAGACTATTCTGAATATGGCTCCTATTATTTTCAACAACTTAGATATCGCTGGCTTTGGGCTGGACGAAGAGCTTGACGGAGACGTTAAGGATGGTGCTTTCATAGTAGAAGCATTACGCTCTCTTATGTGTAAGTACTATGGTATCTATCATCCTTTTCAGGATGTAGCAGAAAAGATCTTTTCAGAAGAAGCTGAAGAGAAAGGTGTCTTTAAGATCGTAGATAGACTTAATATAAAATTCAAGAAATCCGAATTCGGAAAAGGTGACAAGTGATTATCGTAGATCTAAATCAAGTAATGCTCTCCAATCTGCTAATGCAGTTGGGTAATCATACTAACGCTCAGTTAGAAGAAAACATGGTTCGCCATATGATCTTAAACTCTATCCGTTCTTATCGGGTAAAGTTCGGGGCGGAATATGGCGAGCTCGTTATCGCATGTGATAACACTAATATTTGGCGTAAGAAGGTATATCCTTATTACAAGGCCAACCGTAAGAAGAACTTAGAGAAGTCCGAGATGGACTGGAAGGCTATCTTTGATTGTCTTTCTAAGATCCGTTCTGAGTTAAAAGAATACTTTCCCTATAAAGTTATAGATGTAGAGTCTGCAGAAGCTGATGATGTTATCGGTACTCTGGTCAATAAGTTTGGTTCAGAACTAAATACGGGTGAAAAGATTCTCGTCCTTTCAGGAGATAAAGATTTTATTCAACTCCATACATACGCTAACGTATCTCAGTATGATCCTACTCGTAAGAAGTGGATAAAGAACAGTGACCCAGTTCGTTACCTCAAAGAGCATATACTAAAAGGTGATTCGGGCGATGGTGTTCCTAATGTTCTTTCTGATGATGACACCTTTGTCACAAATAAGCGACAGAAGCCTATGACAGTCAAACGTATTGAGGAGTTTCTTAAGCAGGATCCTAATCTTTATGACGGTAAAGTATTTAAGAACTGGCAACGTAACAAAGAACTTATTGATCTTACTAACACGCCAGACTATATAAAAGAGCAGGTACTTACTCAGTTTAATGAACAATCAGGTAAGAACCGTAGTAAGTTGCTAAACTATTTTATTGCTAATAAGATGAAACATCTAATAGAACACTTGAGTGAATTCTAAGGAGAGATAAATGCAAATCGGATTATGTGAGTTTTTGACTAAGGTATCTAAACTAAAGAGAACACAAGAAAAGATCGATGCATTGAAAGCCAATGACTCATTGCCACTGCGTGTTATTCTGCAGTGTGCTTTCGATCCTAATGTAAAGTTTATTCTCCCTGAAGGAGAGCCTCCATACAAGCCAAACGAGTTACTGGATCAGCAACACATTCTTGTTAAGGAATGTGAGAAGCTGAGATATTTCGTTCAAGGATTCCACGACATGCTTCCTCAAGCAAAGAGAGAGATGATGTTCGTTGAGATGCTTGAGCGTGTGGATCCTGAAGACGCCAAGTTAATGGTTGCCATTAAGGATAAGAAGCTGCCCATGAAGGGCATTACTATTGACCACGTAACACAGGCATTGCCTGGTTTGATTCCCTCACTGGAGAAGAAAGAAGTAAATGAGCAAGTCAGCACTGAAGAAGTTTCGTAAGAACGATTACTCGGATCGTGATGAGTTTCATGATGATCCTTTTGAACGTGAACAGAAGCGTAACTCTAAGAAAGTAGAGCGTGCACTCCGCACAAAAGATATCTCTGCTCTTGTTGAAGACGATCAAGATATCGACGATATGATTGAAGGCAACAACTGGAGATTCTAATGAAAACGTATCTTGATTCTACGACTATCAAGAAAGTATATTTGGATTCAACAACTATCAAGAAAAGATATCTTGATTCAACGAGTACGAAATAATGCCAGAGGCTTTTGTGTATATGTGGGAAGATATTCAAAAGAATATGTTCTATATTGGTTCTCATAAAGGTTCAATAAATGATGGATACATATGTTCGCAGCCTCTTATGAATGAAGAGTATAATAACAGACCTTTTGATTTTGTTAGAACCATATTGGATACAGGAACAACTGAATCTATGAGAAAGTTCGAATCAGATCTGTTACATTATTATAATGCTGCATTAAATCCTATGTTCTACAATAAACATAATGGAGGAGATAAATTCATATGTACTGGTCATTCTCCTGAAACTATTGATAAGATGAGAAAAGCGAAATCTGGCAAAAACAATCCTATGTATGGAAAGAAACGCCCAGATACCTCTGAGATCAATAAACAAAGAAAAGGATATAAAATAAAGAATCCTAGAACTGCCGAAGCTAATGAGAAAATGATTAAAACTAAAATACTAAATGGCACTATAAGTAATGTCGGTAAGGGTACTAGAGAGTCTGCTCTAAAAGCGTGGGAAAAAAGAAGAGCTAATGGTACTGATAAATGGGGAAATAAAAATGCCGACGTATAAGTTTATGAACAATGACACTGGCGAAGAATACATGGAGTTCATGAGTATCTCTGCTCTGGACACTTATCTTGAAGACAATAAGAATATCACTCAACTCGTAAATGGCGCACCTATGATCCATTCTGGCAGAGGTATGGGAAAACCAGATGCAGGTTTTCGAGACTTACTGAAGCATATGAAGAAGGGAAACCAAAAGGGTATTAGTAGGAGCACCATCAACACATTCTAAGGAAATATAATGGAAGAAGAAACAAGAAGACTTACGAGAAAAGAAAGACGACTTCTTCGACAAGGAAAGACCCCACCAAAGGAAAACTATCAAGAGAAACTAAACTTTAATCTAAAACATTTTGATCCACTGACATCAAATCAGAAAGCAACATTTGATGCTTTCGGTAAAGACCGTAACCTAATGCTGCATGGAATTGCAGGCACAGGTAAGTCTTTCTTGTCGCTCTACCTATCATTAAAGGAGATTCTGAACAACTCAGACAAATATAAGAAGGTAGTGATCGTTAGATCCGTTGTCCCTACGAGAGATATGGGATTTCTTCCAGGTAATAATAAAGAAAAGACTAAGGTGTATGAAGCACCGTATTATGCCATCTGCACAGAACTATTCGGCAGATCGGATTCATATGAATACCTCAAACAAAAGAACATGATTGAGTTCATGTCTACTTCATTTATCAGAGGTATCACCCTAAATAATTGCATAGTATTAGTTGATGAAATGCAGAATGCTACTCTTCATGAGTTGGATTCTGTAATTACACGTATTGGTCATAACTGTAAGGTTGTGTTTTCTGGAGACTTCAGACAGTCCGACTTTACAAGAGAGCACGAGCGAAATGGTTTGACAGACTTCATGAGAGTTGTTCGTAGTATGAAGTCATTTTCATTTGTTGAATTCAATGCTGAAGACATTGTGCGTAGTTCTCTAGTGAAAGAGTATATCATAATGAAAGATAAACTTCGAGTAACAGCATAGGAGATATAATGTCACAGCAAATCTACATAGGAAACTACTGGCCATTCTTTTTCACTGGCCTACGTCAGTTTCAATATTCAACAAAAGATGGTACAGTAGCTCCATACACTACTAACTTCTATTATGATCCTAACCGTAACTCTATGGCTCAGGAAAATTATGCAGCTGATGGAACCTTTCTGAATAAATGGTTCATGCAAATCAGAACTGCATTTGGTGTTGCTGAATGGCGTGACGATTACCCACCAGATAAAGATAATCCATCAGGAAAGATCATTGTTATGGATCCTCCTATTGGTTGGGGTAATGTTGAGAATGTTCCTGGTAACTACTACAATAAAGTAGAGACTGATCCTTGGCAGTGTCAGCCGTTCACTATTGCTGAAGCAGAACAGACAGTTGTTTACGAGGAGTCGCTTCCTACATTTACTACTTGGCATGGAGATACTTTCAACAACGTATTAGTATTCTCTTATGCTCAGAAGTGGGGTAAGTCTATATCTGGTGCTCGTTATTGGATGGCCGAGAACATTGGTCCAGTTGGTGTTGCATTCATCATCCAGAATCCAGATGGCACATTCACCACTTGGGAACGTAGCGATGCCAAAGTTGTCGAGTTCAACGAACAACAGAAAAATGAAATGCTTATGAAGAATGCTTCTAAAGAAGTAATCAAAACAAGTGTCGTTAATCACTTGATGAAAAAATAATATGAAACGGATATATTATGAGAAAAGTGTTTAAGCATAATTTCGTACCAGAAGTAGAATTAACAACGGAGAACATAGACGGCAAACGATACTATGTTCTCCCAACTGGCGAGAAGTTTCGATCAGTTACTACTGTTCTTGGTGACAAATTAGATAAAACTGCACTACTTGAATGGAAGAAGAAAGTCGGTGAAGAACAAGCCCAAAAGATTTCTACACAAGCTGCTCGTAGAGGTACAGCAGTCCATACTCTCTGTGAAAAATATGTTCTTAATGAATCTGAGTATCTTAAAGATGCTCTTCCTTCGAACATTGACTCCTTTAATGGTATCCGTTCTTTGCTTGATAAGCATGTGGATAATATCCTGGGTGTTGAACTTCCTCTCCATTCTATCGCATTAAAGACTGCAGGACGTTGTGATCTTATTGCTGAGTTTGATGGAGTTCCTTCTATTATTGACTTCAAGACTTCTCGTAAGACAAAGAAAGAAGAATGGATCCTTAGCTACAAGTTGCAAACAGCATGTTATGCGATGATGTTTTCTTGGATATATAAAATTAATATACCACAAACAGTAATAATGATAGCTGTAGATCACGAAGAACCACAGCTATTTAAATTCAATACAAAAGATTATGTTAATGAAGTATTAAGAATATTCAGAGATGAATAATTTACAATTCTTGAAATGACTTTTAAATATACCAGGAGCTCTCCCATTCTTACCACAGTGCGGACATTCTCTTAATATCTGAGATTGATGTTTACCTTCTGCCAACAGTTTCTTATGCATAGCAGAACCTTTTTCTCCTGCAAATGGGTTAAGACCTTCTGTTAACCTCTTTTCATAATAAGAACCTCCCTTCATAAAAGGATGAGTTTTATTTTCTACTCTTCTTAGATTTTCTTTTCTGGCTCTTTCTGTACCGCCATTTGCTTTTAATAAATGATGCTCGCCTTCTTCTACAAGAATTTTATTCACAGAAGACATCATTGCTGAATGCCCTGTGTTTCTAACATCTTGTATTACTGGAGGATGTTCTTCTAACAGTTGTTCTATTTTAGGATATTCTGATATATCTATTGTGGGTGTTATGTCCAGAGCAATAGCGAAAGGATCATAAATAGTCATGCTGTGCCTCCTTGTTAGGTATAGAGCCTGTGGATCTTGCCGGATCGCGACAGGTATTTCTATTTAGTCTTTATGTGCGAAAAAAGGGAGCTCAAGGCTCCCTTTTCTTTTACTTAAATTTTAATTAGTATTAAAGACCCCAGAAACCCAGACCAAGAAGACCACGACGACCAGCCGGAGCAATATCAACAGATAGATCATTACCGTTCTCTATGTCAGCATCAACATCCATGCCAGGAGGAGCAGTAACCAGAGTACCGTGTGGAGTTACAACAGTCATTGGTGAGAAAATATACATAGTCTTACCATCTTTAACAACCTTAGTCATCTGAATATGGCTATGTGAATGAGCCATAGCTGATCCAGCGAGACCAAGCGAAATTACTGCTGCAAGAAAGATCTTGTTCATTAGTTTGTCCTTTACTGTTAGTTAATGAGCGCCCGATGAATACTGAACGAACGCTGATATAAAGATACCTGCTGCCACATATGCCAGAAAAGCAAGAGCAACATATAATTTACTTGGCAACTTAGGTTCTTTATCCATGACATACCCTCTATTTATGCTATCTTCATTTGTTTCTTTGTCTGTTGTATGTATTGTTCTCTTATCTGTTCACCAATATCAATCATACAACAATCTCCGCAGTTTCTACCAGAAACAACATAATTTAAAACAATGTGTTTCATATTAACAAATGGATCTTCAGATATATAAAACTCTGAAGTATCAACTCCAAACTTTTTCAGTAAGTGTGCTGAACCCATAACATACGGTAGGAATGCACTAAAAGGAATATTATGAAATCTACAGAATTCTTTATATTTATCTGGATATCCTTTAGCTAAACTATGTAGAACAGAGTATATTGTTCCAAGTTTATTGTCAAGTCGTTTTGACATAAATATATCCCCAACATCTGTAACAAGGCCATTGTAAGATATATCTTCTATAGAATTCTTATCCCAAACAAAATTCCAATTGCTATTGATCATATACTCGAGCAAATCGTATAATTCTTTTGGGTCACCAACATCTTTATACTTAACACGTTTGCATTTATAATTTAAGATGAAATAATACTGGCCGTTCTCTTTATCATAATTAACAGCCTTAATAACCTCAGCTGAAGATCTTTCGAATTCCTCTGAGTTTTCAATGATGGATAATTCTTTAACGCCACAAGATCCAATAAAGTCTGTAAAAGTAGGTTGATATACTTCTTGAAAAAGACCAGACTTACCAGCAAAACAATCTTTGCTGACTAATGGTCCAAGATAAAAGATATTCAATTTATCATCAAGAATAGTATAACCATCTAATTGTTTCGTATCTGTGATTGGAGGAAGAACATGACACTTATAGGTCGCACCAAGTCCTTTATAAAAGAGCTTGTCTCCTTTAGTAACCCTACCTGAAATAAATTCAAGATTGTCGTTGATCTCTAACTTATCGACGACAACACCATTCTTATCATGAATAGGAACAATTGTCATTACATAGACTTTTCATTTAGATGCATGTATGAAGAAAGCAAGAACTTCTCTCCTTTAATAACTGGATAACCAATATGTGGGAACATCCAGAATGGAGGAAATATAAGGAGCTTACCTTTTTCTGGTTTTACTTTCAATCCAATACTTGTTATCTCAGTCTCTCCACCTTCTTCAACATCATTAAGATACCAGAAGAAAATAAGAAATCGTCTTGCTGAATCAAGAGTCTTGACATCAACATGTTCGTCAAATCTATCCTTGCCACCAGCAGAATAATGTTTAACTCTGAAACTCTCAAAGTTGAACTTATCTGGCCAGAACTTACTCTCTGGAACATCTTTCTTATATTGATCAAGTGCTGCAAGAGCATGATCAACCAAATACTTATGTAGATTTAGATTGATGTTTCTATTAGAAGTAAAGTCAAATTGATCCATATTAGGATAACCGTTCTGGTCATATCTATTATGGATATCTTTGGTCTTTTCGTATATCTGGATCAACTGATCGCACACTTGATGTGGCAAGCTGTTATGGTATGTGCGAACAAATCTATCCATAATATACTCAATTAGCAGTTAGGAACGTACTGAAATCCTGTAGGAGAGAAAGGATAAGGAACTGCACGCATCGGGCAATCATATATCGGTCCAGGAACAGCATAAGGAGCAGGACGTTGTGGACGAGGAGCAGGAATTGGAACAGCAACTGGCTGCTCTACAACTACAGCCTGTGGAGGAGGACAAGGAGGACCAAAGATACTGTCAAGAACAGACGTCAGAGGATCCATATATCCGCATGTAAATCCACCGTAAGAGTCCCACCAAGCATATGAAGGACTAACTGAACCGAGGATAAGAACTGAAGCAAGTAGAATCTTTTTCATATCACACTCCTATTATTATTTAGTATACCTCGGTTCTGGATAAAAGTCAAGTTTATCTCTCTCAATAGTATGACCAGGTAGAGTTACGGCAGGAGCAGGATGTCCACCATAACGAGTAAGTATGAACATGAAGAATCCAAAGAAGATAATAACCATGACAATATTAACAAATGTGCCATAGGTCATATCCCATAACATATCTTTCTTAATAGGACATGGGTTATTACGGCAACCAAAAGGATAGTTGCTTGTAACACGTGTGCATTTAGGACAACGATAGAAATTTGCTCTGAACTCTTCCATAATATAATCCTGTAATGGGGGACTATAGTCCCCCATTATTGTTTAGTAGAGTTTTGGTAGATGAATATCCATCACACCAAGAACAGGTATAATAACACGATCGTATGCAACGATCAGAGTAATCAAAACAAGTATAACATGTATAATTTTTCTGAGCATTTCACCAACAGGCATAACATCAAGCATAGATTGAACTGCCCAAAATACCACACCAATAATAAGAGCCATAACCAATGCTAATATTAGTGTGTTTACCATTGTAGTATCCTTCGTTAGATTAACATAGCGAAAGTCACCAGCCGAAGATATCGTCTTCTTCGTAAACTCGAGCACCTGGTGAATTCTTAATAGTAATGTTCTTCTGAACACGAGTAGGAGCAGGCTGAACGTAGACAGGTGCTACTGCTGCAGGAACTCGATAATAGCGAGGAGCATAAGGAGTATAATACACTGGTGGAGCATAATAGCCATACCCACCATAACCGTATCCGCCATAACCATAACCACCACCAGCGATGGCTCCACCAATCAGGCCACCCAATAGTCCAGCACCAAGGCCAATACCTAGTGCAGCACCACCGTATCCCCAGCCACCGCCATAACCGTATCCACCACCCCATCCACCATACCAAGCATTGGCAGGTGCGACAGAAGCTGTGGTGAGTGCAGTACTAAGAAGAGCAACTGCGATAATCTTTTTCATTTGTCTTACTCCAATTTTGAAGACGTTATATTTAGTCAGTATCATCATTATAACTTAACGTAAGAACAAAGTAAAGTCTTTTTTAATCTAAGATAGGATAATCATCGTCATTATGAATACACCAAACAAGACCAGGGGCAGGTGTTTCTACAATCTTTGGTATTCTAAATGTAGATACTCCATTACCACCATATGTGACACCTATAAGAGAATACAATCGAGTATAATTTTCAATAAGTAGTTCTCTACCATCGCAAGGAATCATACCTTCGACTGGTCTCTTAAAAGATAAAAGAATAATTTCTCCAAGCATATCTTTCCTCTTAAATAATTGGAGGTCCGTCCCAGAATTGAACTGGGTTCTCAAGGATTTGCAGTCCCGTGCCTTACCGTCCGACCCACGAACCAAGAAAAAAGGCGGCCATTAAGACCGCCCTTGTATTAGAGGCCAGCGGCCAATGCTCGATAACCAGCAGCAATCAGTGTACGGCTTGGCTTACCTGCACGATACTTACCAACAGTTTCACCTTTGGAGTTCTTACGCTCATTAAGATAGATAGCATAACCCATACGACGGATCTGATAAACAGCATCATGAGGATTAGCAATACCATAGCGTGAAGTAATCTGAGCAGCAGTCAATTGCTCACCACGCTCAACAAGTGCCTCAAACAACTTCTCAACCTTAGTTACAGTAGTAGTCATTGTATATTTTTCTCCATTACATAATATCGACCAAACGGCCATCATTGTCAACTGCACGGATTCTCGCATTAGGAAAATTCCATCTCAGTTGTTGCATCGCCTGTCTATACAACAGGGATTGATTAGGAGTAATAGTATATGTTCTCCAGTTACCAGTCTCATCCATAAGCTGAATCTGAACATTATCCATTTGAACCTCCTGAATAGTATACGGTGGAATATATTCCATTACGTACGATCCATTTTAACTGCTTCTTGAATTAAAGTCAATAACTCTTTTTCGTCTTTACAGAGGATCTTAGCAGTCGCCCAATCCTCATTCTTATCTTGACCACCGATCTCGACCATAAAACCATTGTCATAGATATTTATAGTGAAAGAGTCGTTTACCTTTACCATCTTATTGGCAATCTTCATTATTTATCTCCTCGATAATGTTCCAACTGTCTTTAGATCGTCTTTTGGTGATAATAACTGATATCCACCCTTATTATAAAGGGGCATAGCACGAGATGCTTTTTCTAAGACTGCATCTTGCACATGTTTAGGCTCTTTATGTAAGTTAGTCATAATATCAGTCTTAGCTGTAGATCCAGCAATAAACTCTTTATTGTCATACTCTTTGGTTGACCTATCAACTTTTAGACTATTAGTATACCTCTGTTTCCAGGATTTGTCAACTTCTTTTTTTGATTTTATCTGAGAAAGATGTAGACCCTTGGAAATCAGCCACTTATCGTGGGCTGTGAGTATATCTTTATTCTTTTTCTTTCGTTTACTTTTACCTACATCGTTGAAATATACTGGTAAAAGATGCATAGACATGGTCACCCCCAATCCTCATTTCATTATAACCTATAATGATTAAGAAGTAAAGCACAAAATGGGGTGTAGGAACATTAAATTTTGTTAATGTTCTGAAAAGCATCCTTTAGTGTTTCAACAAGAGGATCATAATGCTCTTTTTTATAATGTGCTGCATATCTATGATTCTCGAAGTCCAACTCTTTGAGCATCATATATCTGGTATCTATAATTCTTTCGAGTAACTCAACTATCTTTTCTGCTTCAGACGATGTCTTTGTCATCTATTGTATCCCTTTTATTCTCGACAAGGATATAACGAGCCTCTTTGGACAACTCCATATGAGCCTCAAGAATATTACGAACATCTTGAATCATCTCAACAACGCCACGAATAGTATTATGAACAGCCTTATCATTATGACCTTCTTCAAGATCAATAAGAGCAGCATCAAGGTTCATGTCTGCAGAATACTCAACTTGCCATTTGTATTGCTCGCCAGTCTTAGGATCGACTTCAGCCCTAAGATCTGGATTAGGGAACAGAATATTTCTAATCTGTTCGAGCTTTTCTTCTGCAGGTGTAGTAGGTTTTCTTTCAACAGTCCATAATCCAAACATAATATATTTTCCTTTTTCAAGTTTTTTCGGGCTACTTTATATAAATAAGAATAACAAGGAGACAAATATGTTTAATGAATCCAAGTATACTCAATGGTATTTATTGATAGTGAATAACGCCAAAAAAGAGAATCGCCAAAAACATTCAAGATATTTAGAAGATCACCACATAACGCCAAAATGTATGGGTGGATCTGACGATCGTGATAATATGATACTCCTTACATTAAGAGAACATTTTATTTGTCATTTGTTACTACCAAAAATGGTCAATAATGAAAACCACAAAACCAGACTACTTTTTGCTTTAAGTTATTTCAAAAAGTGTTTTACTTCTCATATGTATGAACAATACAGAATCAAACACTCTCAGGCTATGTCATCAATGGTATGGATAAATGACGGTAACAAAAGCAAAAGAATACACCCAGAAGAGATGGATCTACATTTAGAATGGAACATAGGTAGGCTATATCACCCAAGAAGCAAAAAAATGTCTCAAGAAGCAAAAGACCGTATAAGCAAAGCAAACACTGGTAGATTAATGGGATCTACTAATCATGCAGCGAGAACTATCATTTTTCAAGGAGAGACTTATTCAACCTTATTAGAAGCAATAGAAAAAACTGGTCTTAGTAAGTATCTCCTAAAGAAAAACGGTGCTCTCTTTATCTAGGCTTTTTCGACCTACCCATATTATACTTTGCCTCAAGCAACCAATCATTCTTTTCTTTATGATTGATAATCTTGATCTGGCTCATTGAAGCAACAGGCTCTTCAATAACAGTGGGTTCAACCACTTTCAATAAACCCCAATCAGACAGGAGACCGACAACTTTATTACGGCGACCCTTATCCTCATCGGAGAAGTTAGATGGCTTACCATCGAGAGCGAACATTTCCTTGAAATGAACGATGTAGTATCTGCCCTGCTTATGTAGAATATGACAGGATTGATACAGTTTCTTTTCTTTACGAGAGGCAACTCCGATACGAGTCAGAGTTTCTTTGATCTTCAGAAAGTCTTCTTCTTCAGCTATACGTACCTCTACTAGCGTATCGAGCAATTCATTCATGAGACTCCACCTTTTTCTTGTTTTTGCTTAATATATTCAATTTGCTCCGCTGAGAGGATTTTAATAGCCTCTTTTGCACGCAGCCGATTATATTTATAATAAGCAGAAACTAAGGAGATTAGAGCCTGTTCTCGTTCTCTTTCCTTCTTTTCCTCTTTTGATTCTGGTTTGGTATACCGAGAGCCTTTTCGAAGAGCTCCAAATAGATAATCATAATGCATCTGGTCTGTGATATCATAGTTGATATTCATCTCGTTTGCATACTTGACAGAATCCCAATGGGTTGACAACATATTGTTGATTCTCCATTTGGAATAATCACCATCAATATCTACCTTGGATGTCTTTTTGTTGATGGAGTTTTCAAACCTCCAATCATATCTTTTCTTTTCTGCTTTCTGCTCTACCTTTGGCTCTACCCTTTCCTGCATCGTTACATCGAGAAACTTACTCATTACTTGAACTCACATGTTGCCATAACATCGACCAAGAATGCGAGGAAGTTAATCTCAGGATTTGCAGCGAATGCATTTTGATATTGATATTTTGCGAGAAGCAATACTAACTCAGGAGCGGTCTGTGGAGTCATAATCTCAGAAGAAATCTCATAGAACTGATTGAACAGAGCATAAGCATCTGAGTCCATATTATTCTTAACCCACTTACGACATTCTGTATAATTGCTGTCCTTCATGAATCCAACAAGTTCTTTGATAGTGGCTTCTGTCATATTAGCCAGAATACCAGAATCAATCTTACCTGTAGACGAATATCTCTGAAGTTCGTTTAGAACTCGTCTCCAATCAGGGAAGTGCTTATTAATAACTTCAGCTACAACCTTCTGATCAAATTGGATATTCTCTTTGTCAAGAATAACTGTAACACGCTTAAAGAACTGAGAAGCAAGTTTAGCTGTCGCCTTCTTGCTAATCTTAAAGTCAATTACTGAGCATCGAGAGTGTAAAGGGTCGATGATACGGTTCTTGAAGTTGCATGTAAGTATGAAGCCACAGTTTCTGGAGAACTCTTCCATGAAATTACGAAGAGCGGGTTGAGTAGAATTGGCATTAAGATAGTCCGCTTCATCCAGGATGACATATTTTCTTCCACCCGAAAGTGATACGGATGACGCGAAGTTGAGAATTTCGTTGCGTAACGTGTCAATATTACCATTCATAGATCCATTAATGACGATATAATCACAACCAAGTTGTTCAAGCATGGCTCTGGCTACGGTCGTCTTTCCTACGCCAGCTGATCCTGATAAGATTAGATTTGGAATATTGCCCTGCTCTACAAACTTCTGAAAAGTTTCTTTCAGATCGCATGGAAGAATAGTATCAGATATTGTCTTAGGGCGATATTTCTCTACCCAGAGATATTCTTCATTCATTATGCATTCTCCATTGCTTTGAGCTCTGATTCAATCTTTAACATCTTAATACCAAAGAATTTATCACCTTTGAATCTTTCCCAACAATGAATGCATTGGTTTCTTACTTGCTCCTTATTTTTTCTCTTTGAACAAGATTCTACATAAAATTCATGTTTATACTTTACTTTTTTACAAGTATTACATTCTTTAGTTGCAACTTCTTCTCCAAACAAAGTTGCTATAACAAGACCACTTGGAAGTTGTCTTTTCATCACATTCTCCATCATAATATAGAAAAGAAAGGAGGAGATTAACTCCTCCTCTATCAGAACTGAGAGTTAGACTCAACAGCAATAAAGTACTCGACTTCAGTATCTACACCAACGAAATGCGAGATTCCGCGAGCAGAGATAGTTACCTCATAAGTTCCTGGGATAATCTTAATGTTTTCAGCCTTAAACACAGCCTTAAACACCTTATCAGTCTGACCGATACCTACTGACCAATCATTGCTGGTTGGATTCTTAGAATCAGTTGCGACAAGAGAAACTGTCTTACCATCACCAACTACAGCAATCTCAGGAAGCTGAAGAACACCTGCAGCCTTTTCAACTGCAATTAGATCTTCATTCTTAAGAGTGAAAGTAGCATCAACTGAAGGCAAAGAGATCTCTTTCTCTGGAGCCTTAGTAACGGTGCTCTCGTCAGCATAAGTGAAGTGGCTCTTACGGTTATCTTCAGTAATAGCAACAGACTTATCAGAGAACTTCAACTCTGGATCGCGGAAAGTCGAGAGGAGAGCAATGAACTGATCAAGATTATATACGGCAAAACGCTGACCGAACTTTGTAGGAACAGTTGCCTTGGCCATAATAGTCTTAGTCGGGGAGATAGTCTTCAGAACATTACCCTCCTGAACGACGATCGAAGGGTTGATCTTCGAGAAATTCTTCAGGACATTCACAGTATTTGTATCAATCTTCATAATATAACTTCCTTTCTTCACTTACGTTTCGCTGCTACTTTTTTAACTTTGTTAGTCGAATGAAACTTCTTATCTTGGTTTTTTTTATTGCCTAATGCACCTGGATCAGCTGTAGCCGAAGCACCGATAGAAGCAAGATCAGCTAATGAACCACCAAAGATATAAGTGCCAACATGTTGCATCTTCATCCATGGACAGAACCAAGTCTTAAGTTCGATCTCTTGAGCTTTCTGACAGAACCAATAATCCTCTGAAAGATAACGGTTGGACTTCTCACAAACCTCAGCCTGGAAGAACATTAGAATCTTACGAGAACCATCGAAGTGTTCAGTACGAACATGATCAGGAGTATACAGATAACGATCCTTGTAAGAATCATAGAACTTCTGCATAGCCTTCTTAGATACCATCATGAAGCCAGTACCAATCTCAAGAACCTCTACTGGTTGATTAAGAGGAATAGACGTCTGTCCACCTTTTGGATTAAACACATAATCACCGACAAAGTTCTCAAGAACATTAGGATCCTTATCTGCGATACCCTTATCTACTGCCAGCTTAATCTTTTCCCAAGAGATACATTTCTTAGGATAAGGACCACCGATAATATCATACTTCTCATCTTGAGCTTGAAGAGCCATCATAGCAATAATGTCATGTGGATTAAATCCAATGTCCGAGTCGATAAACATCAGATGCTCTGCCTCTGAACGCATGAACTCATCGCAGCAATAGTTACGTGCGCGAGTAATCAGAGACTCATTAAACAGATAATAGAACTGGAGAGGAATACCATACTGAGCACAAAGAGCAGCTAAGTCAGCTGTCGATTTAGCAAACATACCTGCGCACTGACCACCATACATTGGCGTCGCAATAAACAACTTACGCTTGCGAAGCTCTTCAATCGGAATTTGAATTTGTTCCATACTATAGTCACCTTTCTTATGCTAAAATATAATTCGAATACTTACAGGAATTACAATGAACTTTTTTCTGGGCTGGGTGAGTCGTTAGAATAACTCCTGGATTAGTTTCTATTAACTCATCTCCACAATCTGGGCACTGAACACCAGTACCAACTCTTTCTAATATTCTGAACTTATCTTTATTATGCTCTTCTAATGACTTCGACATTACCTTTTCAAAGAACTTCTTAGTATATGTTGTCATTTCGAATCCTTATAATGGTCAACATAAAGACACATCAATACATAATGAAGAGTCTTCATAAGATCATCCTTATTAGATCCCTTCTTCTTACCATAACGCCACAGATACTTTAGAGCGGTGTTACGGAATGTAGGCATAGAATCACCAAGAGCAATCCAGGCGTCGAAACATTCAACTGCTTCTTCTTCTGTCTTATAGTGCTGATTGTATGTCTTATCTATATATGCTTGGAAGTCGGAGATAATCTTATTTTCGGCATATTTATATTTTGGAGATTGATCAACCATCACCGTTTTATATGGTGTTCCATTTTCAAAAGTATATGTTGCTCTATGGTCTCCAAGACCTCCAGTTGAAGTATACATTGTATTTCCGTATTCCATCATGCCTCCAATCTATTCATAATATAGTCTACTATAATTTCTTGATCTTGTAAAGTATTATTTTTAAATTTAGATGTATTAAACATCAGTGTCATATTAGAAAGAATATTAGCGATCTTAGATTCTCTACCACGGAGCCATGTTTCATTCTGATTAGATCCACGCTCCTTATAACGATCCTCACGAATAGACTTATCTGTCTCGAGATATAGAATATCAGTGTCGTAGTTCTCAACACAATGTTCAAGAAAAGAGGCAGTGAAGAGGCGATCGCCTTCAAATAGAACAACAGCGTCGCTCGGAAGGGTAGCTAAGAACTTCACTGCCTCTGGCTGGACGGCCATAGACATCCTGTCAGTACCAGAGAATGTCTCGCCATCTTCATATTTGCCCAAAACGTAATAATTACTGCACTGTAAATATGGAACTAATTTGAAATTAGTATATTGTTCTTTCCAATCTAACTTAGAAAGAATCTGTTTCATCAATGTGGACTTACCAGCGCCTGGTTCACCACCGATAGCGATTACTCTCATTTACGTCTCACATTCTCTTTGTTAACAAGATCTGAAACAACATGAACAATACGGATGTCAGGGATTAATCTCTTAATCTCTGCTATCTGAACTTCATCATCTTCAAAATGAACTCCGTGTTCATATCCTTTTTGTTTTAACTGAATTATTGTTCTTGCTTTATGTATACCAGAAGACTCTCTTGACTTCTCATCAAATTTCTCTGGGTTGAAATATACTTTATTCTTAATACCCTTGCGATTCAACATCGCAAGAGTTTCTTCTGTCTCTTCGTAGCTTCTGCCTGTAATGATGATATCGATGGGACCTGGATAGATCCCATCGTGTTCTTCTAAGAAGATAACACCATCAATATCGAAAGTGTTAATCTTACGCATAGTAGTTCTTAGCCTTTAGAGCGTTTGTGTCACGTTCAGCGAAAGCAGCACATTCAGCTTTAGCATCTGAATATTGCATCTGCTGCGGAGGAGTCTTCTGAGTCCAAGCAGAAGGACCACGGAGAGCACCAACGATACCCATCTCCTTAGCAACCTTCAGATAACGGATAGCATCAATAACAACGCCAGCAGAATTCTCTGAATCTTGAACAGAGAGTTTAGCATCAATTGTAATAGGAGCATCACCGAAACCACGGAGACGGATGTTAAGATAAGCAACCTTGTTATCTTTTAGATAAGGAATAAAGGTTGACGGACCAGCGAACAATGCTTCTGAATCAATAGGAATACCACGGAGATCATTCTGAGCACGAATAACATTCTCTTTTGACTTCTTCTTAGAAGCAAGACGGCTCTGAACCATCATGTTATTGAAGTCAGAGTTACCGCCAACATTCAGCTGCTGATGGAAGTCTACAATAGCACCACGATCAAATGCAAGCTCTTGAAGAACCTGCGAGAGAATAGAAGCACCAACCTGCGAACGCATGTCATCGCCAACGATAGGCAGACCTGCGTCAATGAACTTCTTCTCCCATTTAGGATCAGAAGCGATGAAGACAGGAATACAATTTAAGAAAGATACACCAGCGTCGATAGCACACTGAGCATAGAACTCTGTTGCTTCTTGCGAACCGACTGGTAGATAATTAATAAGGATCTCTGCACGAGATTCTTTCAGAGCAGCGACAACGTCAACTGCTTCTTCATTAGAAACACGGAAACCATATTTCTCTGGTTGAGACTGCATATACTCAGAAACACCATCAAGCACAGGACCCATCTGAACGATTGGACCATCTGGAACATCATCACAGAATACACGAGCACAGTTTGGCTTTGCGAAAATAGCTTCGCCAAGAGGACGGCCAACCTTACGACGATCAACGTCGAATGCTGCTACAACTTTAATATCGGAAGGATGATAACCACCGATACGTGAAAACATAATACCAGGAATGTTCTCTTCGTCGTGATCTTTGTAATACTCAAGACCTTGATAGAGAGACGACAGACAGTTACCAACGCCAACAACGGCGACACGAATTTTCTTAGACATTTTTTCTCCTTTATGTCAGTTTTTTAACGAGAGAGGTCTTGACTGGAGTAAGAGTAGCTCTCGGTGCTTTCACACAATTATTATATTACTATGAACAATAAGAAAAGTCAACTGCTTTATCACTCCAAGCAGGATGATCTTTTGGTTTAAATTTTAGATAGTTTACAGGATTATACTTCTTACATAACACCTTTCTTTTCTTGACATCAAAAGATTGCTCCCATTCGCTTTTCATAGTATGAGCAGCTGTAGGTATAATCTTAGGAAGCTCTAACAACTCATGAGCGTTTAACTCATCCTTATAAAGATGATGAGTATTAAGATTAAGACCTGTATTCACCATTACCTTAAAGTAGTCTGGATGAAAACCATAGTCCGTAACATTTTTACCTTTCGTCATAAACCCAACAACATATGGAGTCCAATCAACCTTACCTGGACCATCATAATCTTTCCAAAGATCTAATAACTTATCATACATCTCTACCAATTCATTAGTAGTCCAGAATGTAAACTCCTTAATCTTAGGACCATAGGCAGTCTTACGAAACTCACACTCAACTGATTCGATATTGTATATGTCAACGTGAAAAGGCATTCTCCTATTCATTTCTTCCATAAGATGAATAGTATTCTTTTCCATTAACTGCTTATCTGCTTTGGTTGGTTCATAGGTCTTAACTTCAAGAACATGACCGTACTCGTCAGTAATTTTCTGCTTACGAGCAATATCAATTCTATTGAAAAGATAACAAATAGAATCATACTGAGACCAAGTAGCATTATCATATAACTGCTGATCCCAATGATCAATATCCCAATCAAACAATTCATAAAGAGTCTGTTGAGCGAGCCAAGCAGTCATTCTGCCCATTGAATAGAATTCTTGTAAGCAGTTATTTAAAGAGAAGTAGTTCTTTTCTCTTGAACCAGCATTAGCAGCATTACCAAGATACTCATATAGGCTACCTTTGCCTATACGCTTTTTCATATCAATAACAAACTGTGGAAACTTACGAACATTCCACTTAGTATCATTACCGAATTTCATTCTACGCCAATTCTTATTATGCCAATCAATTAACTGATCGTCAGACATATTCCAAAGATCTAACTGCATAGCAATCATTGACCAATGGTTACGGTAAGACTGACCGAAATACATAGCATAAAGAGCTTTCTGCTCATTATCATAATTGGAGTAATCACATATTACTTTACCAACGTGGTGGTGATCGAGATCGCCTTCAACAAAACGAACATGCGTAACACGAGCGAACGCTTCAATTCTATTTTCAGGCAATCTCCAATCTACATAACCAGGAAGATCTCTAACCTTAACATAATCTAAATTCATCCGAAAAATGACTCCAGGTTTGCTTCTTCAGCTTTGCCATAAGGATCCTTCATACCATGCGCATGAAGATAATCATACCACTCTTTACTTTCCCACATACCAGGAGACACGCCATTCCACAATGGGCGTTGAAGATGATGAGATTTATTCAATCTACGTTCATCAACAAACTGTCTACGTAGAACTTCATACTCATAAGATTTTAACTCTAACATCTTTTCACGGAAGTAACAAACTACCGAGATTCTTTCGCAATTAGGATTATCAGGGCTATTAAGTATAATAGGAGTATTACCATGTATGATTTCATGGTTATTAACGAGAAGAAGATCGCCAGGACGGACGTTAACAGCAACACGATATTCAGGAAATATAAGATAACCACCAGTGTATTCTCCTGTTCCTAAGACAAGTAGATTAGAAAGACCAGAATCAAGATCTCCGGCATCTCTATGAGCAGCTGTACGGAAAGTCTTATTCACTGTAATAGTTGTGAACACAGTTTCCGGTACAAGAAATCTTGGATCCATTTTATCCGCAGCTGCCTTCTGATTAGCCCAACGCCATGGCAACAGTTCTTTGAAACCTCTGTTAAGAGATTGTAAGAATGGATACGATTTAGCAAATAGTTCTGGATTTTTTTCAGTATAAGCAGTAGCACGACCATAAGGAATACGAGGATAACGGTCATACCAACCAGCAACACCAGAGAATACTGACTTAGCATAGTTAGTTGTTGATGCCCACTTCTCAGCTACCTTTATAGCTTCTGCACGGATATCCTCTTTTGGCTTATTAGATAAACCATCAACCCATTTATCAAACCATCCATGATACTCAGGATATACTTTAGTTACCTCTGAACGTAACCAAACAGTTCCTCTTGTTTCATCTGCTGGTTTGAACTTAGGATCGGCGTATTTTGCACGGATCTTTTCAATTGAGTTATCATTAAACAGAGATGCTCCGTCATCCATAAGAAACTCAAGAATCTCATGTTGATAAGGCGAAACCCAATCTCTACCACCTCTGCCTTCACATGCTAACATTGGCCCACGAGGACCAGCAGCAAGACCACGATTCTGCGATTCGGTTGCAGCTTCTCTTAAGCCAACATATGCTTCTTCACATTCTTCTTTTGTAAAGTAGTTCTTACGTAACTTAAATGCGATACGAAGTTCATCATTACCCTTATCGCAGTCTTCACACTCTTTGGAGCCACAATCTGCCTTTGTTGCAACATCACATAATGGAGGCATATAACAATCACAATCCTCCTCAATCAACTTATCATAATGACTTTCATCAAGAAAAGTTCCAAGAAGATGTTCACAATCTAATTTTTCACGAGCAACAATACGTCTTACCATCACGGCCTCCAAATACATTCATCATATATTATATAGTAAATTATCAAATTGTCAAGATCTTTTTTATGTCAGGAGGAGTCCATCCCTCTGGCTTGAGGATCTTTCCATCTTCACGGCGAATGGGTTTACCATCTACTAGTTTTGCCAGGTTTGAGGCGTGTACTTCATCGAATACTCTGTCGAGTGGGATGCCATAAGATGCAGCAGTCCCACAAGCAATGTAAATAATATCAGCCAGTTCTTTCGCAAGATTTTCCAGATCATTTTTCTCTTCACTCTCAAAGTATTCTTTCATCTCTTCAAGCATAAGATCCATACGTAACTTACGTTCACGAATATTAGGAAACTTTGGTTCAACACCAATATTCTGTCCAACAGCTGTCTGAAACTCTTTCACATCTTGATACATATTACCCATTAATCCACTCCGGTGGTTCGCGATTAGTCCATTTATGAAGATGAGTCTTACCCATCTTATAATAATTACGATAGTTGTTGACAGGATCAGAACCAATAACGTATTCTTCTGCCATACAAGAAGGCATCTTTGTCATATCAAACTCTTCTAACTTCTTTGGAGGAGAAGCGAGCATATAGGATATCTCACCATAACATTTATGATGTTTGTCGTAGCGATGAGTATACTCTGCCATAAGAGCAAAGAAATGATCTACGAGCCAATTATAATTCTCGACACTTGAACGAGCCCATATAGCACTCGGATGATTAATGTGCGTAGCTGAGTATATAACTTCTTCACGTGCGTCATCTAATAACCACCATTTCTTTTTCTTAGTTTTAACGGTTCCGTCATCTTTAAGGATGTCTACTTCTAACAGTATCTCTCTACCATCGAGGAGACGGTGAGCAGTCGATAGTAATTGTGCGGACTCGAGGATCATCTTAACTACGTGACGATCCACCATCCACTCGGCGGCTTCAACAGGATTTTCAGAAAGATAAAAGATATTCAATTGTCGTATTCCTTAAACAACTTGAATATAGTATAACCTACAATTAGGTAAAAGGCAAGCCAAATCCACGAAGAGATGTATTCTAATCTCTCGTCGAAGTGTTTATTCAACATATCAAATTCAAAGTATCTCATTTCTTCCATTTCCTAAATGCTTGATCTCTATGATACTTGTTTGCCTTATCATAGAATCTTTCGCCTTCAAGATGTTCGTATTCGTGCTGAAATATTCTTGCTGTAAGACCAGTGAACTGCTTGGTCATTGTTTCTCCGTTAGGAGCTTGAAATCTAACACGAACATGCTGAGATCTTTTTACTTTAATAAGAAGTCCTGGATAAGAAAGGCATCCTTCCTCTAACAGAACCTCTGCTTCAGATGGCTGAATAATCTTAGGATTAAAACATACAAAGTTCTCTGGTTCTCCTCGCATAGCAAAGATACGATATGGTGTTCCTACTTGGTTTGCTGCAACACCAAGAGCACTTCTATCATACATAAATTTTACGAGATTCTGTGCATATTGAATAGGATCGAATGGAGGATCTTTGAAGTCAAACTCTTCACATTGTTCCAATAGATAGGTATCATTTAGTTCCATAATTTACTCCTGAATAGAAGAGAAATTCTTGTGCTTAATAAACTTGACTACGTTAGAGAACTTCTCGTTCATATGTTCTTTATGAGATATAACAATAATATTAGAATCCTTAGCAACATCTCTAATGATATTCATAAGATAATCAGTTGCTGTAATATCGAGAGACGAATCAAATACTTCATCCATAATAAGGAGATTAGTGCTCACAGAGTTACGGAGTTTGGCGATTGCTCTCCAAGTGAATAGAAGAGCCAGATCTATCTTTTGTTTCTCGCCCTCAGAGAATGAAGCATAAGAAAAATCATCTCTAAAACGACTCTTGATGGTTTCGCTGAACTCTTCATTCAATTCAAACTGAACAAAGAAGTCCATAGCTGACAGATACTTGTTAATAAACTTGTTAATGATAGGGATATATTGCTTAATAATCTTAGATTTAATACCACTGTCCTTTAATAGATTAGTAACTGCAGTAAGAATATGTTTGTCTTCAACTAATACATTATACTTACCAGATATATCATCGAGCTCTTTTTCAAACTCAGCAATCTTATTGTCTTTCTTATCTTCATTTACAGTAGATAGACCAGTAATGTCTTTCTCCAGTTGAGAGATATAATTCTCAAGAGAGCGTATATTTGTAGTCGCCTCTATCTTTTTCATATTAAGATCTTGAATCTTATTCTGAATCTCAAGAATATCATCTAACTGTTTCTTGACAGTATCATATTCGGTAGCCAGCTTATCTAAACCCTCATTCAATTCAGCAATCTTATCATTATTGCCTGTTACAATAGAATTCTTATGTTCAACAGTAATAACCTGCAGACATGTCGGGCAGTTATCATTGTCATTAAAGAAACCATTGTTCTCGTTCAGGTTGTGCACTTTTGCTTCGATCTGATGCTTGATCTGCTTGAGCTTATCTATCTTTCTCTTAATTGAATCAGACTGTTCTGTCTTTGTTGTTAGCTTATTAATATCTTTATTAATAGCTTCATATTCAATTTTAAACTTGGCTACCTTTTCATTAGTATCTTTAATTAGATTGTTCTTTTCTTCTATTAGTTTCTCATTATTAGAGTTCATTTCCTTGATATGTTCAAGAGTCATATCAATCTTAGACTGTAGAATCTTTTTATCATTATATGTGTTATTAATAAGTTCTCCGTTAGAAAGAACCTTATCTTTTAATAGAGAATTCATTGTAGTGAATATCTGAAGATCAAGAATATCTTCAATGACCTCTCTACGCTGACCAACTGGCAGCTGCATAAACGGCTGAAATGTAGCTGAACCAAGAATAACAACCTGACAGAATGACTTTAGATTAACCTTGAGTATCTGTTTTTCCAGAACCTCCTGGTAGTCTCTCATTTCTGCTGATTGATTAAGTAACTTATCGTTCTGATAAACCTCAAACACATTTGGTTTAATACCACGAACAATCTTATAATTAACAGTTCCTATAGAGAACTCCACCTCTACAATACAATTCTTTTTAGTAATAGTATTAACTAACTGGCCCTTGGATATCTTACGAAACGGTTTGCCGAATAAACCAAATGTGACTGCATCAAGGATAGTAGACTTACCAGCGCCATTCTGGCCAATGATAAGAGTCATATCCTTTTCACAAAGACTCATTTCTGTAAAGATATTACCAGTAGATAGAAAGTTTTTCCAACGTATTTTCTTGAATAGAATCATATTTACTTCCTGAATAATGTAACATATACATAATCTTTAGCTATTTTATAATTAAACACTGTATGATATACAAAATCACGACAGAATCTATATAAATCTTTATTGGATTCTCCTGTTAATATATCTTTTGGCTTTTTCTTTTTCTTTTTGTGTTTCTTAGACAATAGATTTTTATCATCTATCATATTTTCAAAAAAGTCAATTCTTCTTTTATTGGCTTCAAGAAACATATCTATGAGAGGATCATATCTCATTATTTTCTTTGCTTTTTTTATTTTTCTTTTTATATAATAAGCCACTTGTAATTGGTCTAATATTATCTGATCATGCTCGCTTATGTCATTCGATTGAGAGCGCTTCATGATAAAGCTCGACAATTTTAGATTCAAGTTTCGCTTTATCAACGCCTTTAGTCTCCGCTGTTCTAATATACTTCTTGAAGATATCTAAAGTAGACTCAGCTTCATCAATAAGATCCTCTTCTTCTTCGAGGTTCAAATTTAGATGATCTTCAACAATTTGAATATCTACAGGATTCTGTTTCTCTAGATTGTCAATGAATGTTTCAAACCACGCAGGATTATTCTTTTCTTGAATGATTACTTTTATTATCTTACCGGCATATTCTTTATAATCAATCTCAGTCTCTAAGAAACGCTGGTCACCGTCATTATACCAGATTTTCTTAAACATTGTAATAGGATTCTGAATAAAAGTTATTTCCCTCGTCTCTGTATCAAACGTATGGAACCCTCGAGGATCGTTATAATCAGACCAAGTAAACTCAGCATGGCTCCCGAGATAATGAATATTCCCACTGTAAGAACGATGGTGATAATGGCCACTGCAAACGATATCGAATCTAGAAAAAAGGTTCGGATCATCTCCGTGGCTGACGATAGAACCTTTATACATCTCGAATCCCTGCAACTCCAAGTGTCCGAAGCAAATTTGCGCATCTGTTTCCTTTATTAACTTTAAAGCATGTTCACGGTTTTCATCGTTAATCCAAGGCATCAAAAGGAGTTTAAGCCCATCGATTGTTATTTCTGTTGCCTCTTCATATATATTTATCGGATAGCGATTAAACAGTTCGGTGAAAGAAGATATCTTATTTGTATTCTTATGCATCACATCGTGGTTACCCAAGATCTGATGCCACTCAATGTTACGCTCTAATGCTGGCTCAATAAAGTCCTTACGGAGCCGATACGCTGTATTAATGTTAATGAACTTACGTCTATCTACGATATCGCCCAGGTGGATGATTGTTTTGATATTATGCTCGTCCAGATATGGAAAGAACACTTCATCATAGATTCTTTTAGAATAATCATGAAAGGCCAGAGAATCGTTTCTTGCCCCAGCATGGGTATCAGTTATCAGTGCTATCTTCATTCTCTACCTCTGAAAATTTCTCTACTCCTACAAGTTTACTATCTTTTTTAGACTTTGTCAACTTATTTTCATATGAGCGAACAACTTCAGAGGAATACTCATTAGCCTTCAAATGCACTGCATAGTTCACATCTTCAATTAATTCAGAAAAGATATGAGAGTTTTCAAAGTTCTTATGCTTAATATAAGTCTGTTTCTTCTCTTTCTGAATGCGACGGAGAAAAGCATTCCAGGCGATCTGAGTGAAATATGCGAATGGATTATTAGTTTTGTCAGGATCAAACTTGTCGACAGCAGCGATGCAGTCCATAATACCATCTGATACCATATCAGACTTATAGGTATAACCAGAAAAGTTTGGTTTCTTGGCCAGGTTATTACAGATCAAAAGAATTGACTCTCCAATATACTTTGGAACAATCGGTTTTTCGACATCCTTTTCAACTGCCTCTTTGACTTCATTCTTGTAATGAATCATAGCGCCATAGAGAGTCTTGTTATTGATATAATTCTTTGCCATAATAAATTCCTTTAGTAGACTATGCTCTGTGCATGATACTTATATGTACCCTTCATCATAATATTAAATGCTACTGATATTCTTTCTTCTTCAGATTGACCAGCAAAAACATCATGTGGAAGCCATGAAGGAAACATTAGCATTTCTCCTGTAGTTGGATGTAATTCATATATACCCATATTAGCGTCGTTAACTCTTTCGTATTCTGGATTAATAATGTTCTTAGCTGGCCTTGGATCCATTAATCTTAATTTACCGCAATTCTTTGGAGCTTTTGCATAGAAAACACCAGAAAAGAAAGAATTCTGATGTATATGAGTGGAAAGACTATAGTTAGATGTTGTTATATAAGACCACATAGAAGTAATATAATGACGGTCTCTCTTTACTGCATAGAAGTCGAAAGCAAAAGCAGATTCTTCTATAATCATCTTACACAACTCAGAGAATTCTGTTAGCTCATGTAGATTATCATCAGTAACGAAATTATTATCATCACCTCTGTAGAATGTTCCTTTTCTAAGGTCTCTTATGTTTCTAGCAGCGTCTTCAATTCTATTACATAAACTTATATCTTTCACAAAACTCCTATGAATAAATGTAGGAAACAAGGCTATAGTGTTCATATCTTTAATTCTACCTTATAGATCTTATATCTAAATTTTTCCTCATTATATATTTTAACTCGTTCCATGAAATGTGTCAAGGTAAAATTACGTTTTGCCTTGTAGGTAAGATCATCTGCTATGTCGTAGAGAGTAGCAGCATCTTTTGTATCAGATTTACGTAGTCCACGACCAATTGACTGGAGATTCCGAACCCGAGACTTACTTGGGCTAGCAAATATAATACTATGCAGGTTCTTAATATTGACTCCGGTAGAAAAAGTACCAAAAGAAGCGACAATAATAGCATTGGACTCATTTTCAACTATCCTTCTTATCTCTTCACGATCATCTCCGTCCACACCTCCGTGAACAAAGAATATTTTACGATCTCCAGCTTCTGCTGAGATTTCATCATATAATATCTTACCATGTTTCTCTACGAATTGGAATAACAATAGTGTATTACCATCAAGAGATAATGCAAGGTTCTTGATAAACTTGTTACGCTTCTCATTACGAACAAGATAATCAATCTCAGATTGATAGTTACCCGAACGAGCAATCATCTTTCTAATTTCTTCAGGATAATTCAATACAATGGCTTTGATATTAAAGTCAGCCAAATGTTTCTTTTCAATTAACTCTGCAGTTGATATTACTTTTCTTACTGGTCCGAAGAGTCCTTCAAGGACGAGGCGGTGGGTTTCAGTACCATCCAATGTTCCGGTAAATCCAAAACGATAGCGGCATCCGGACATCTTATCAAGTATAGAAGTAAGAGATTTTGCTTTGAAGAGATGAGCTTCGTCTCCGATGATAACATCAAAGTTTGCAAAGAATTCTTTAGGTAACTTGTATATGCTTTGCCAAGTGCTGATTGTGACTGGTCTTGTTGTTCCCTTATCCTGTCCAGCGAACACACGATGAACAAACTTATCGGAGTTAAAACCATAGTCAGCAAAATCATTGGCAAGCTGACTAACAAGAGAAGTAGTTGGAACAATAATAAGA